AGAGAGTGATGTTCCAGATAATGATTTTAAGTTGGTCGATGAGTTACCCGCTGGAGTTCGTCATAATTTAAAATTTAAGACAAACTACTTTGAGTACTCGGTTGACTATGTAGGCAATTTCGGTAAGATCGTTATGTCTGAAAGACACAACCCCGATCAGGCCGGTCACTGGACATTGGAAGATGACTGGGAGCATAATTATACTGATATTGGCTTTGGTGCCAAATATAACCCATATAACAATTGGGAATCAGGGCTCTTAACGAATCCAAATGTGAAGGTGATCAGAGCAGATCTTGAGTTGGACTTTGATTCAGCATCCTTTATGGAAGCTGAGGACAGAAGCATCCAAGCGAATGCAGCTTATGTTGAAGCGTGTGTGTCAAGAAACAAGCGCAAGAAGACAAGTAAACCCGCGACTAAGAAAACATTGGAAACCTCCATCCCATCGGAAATCGAACCTCAGGCAGAAAGAGCTAAGGTTGAACCTCAGGCAGAAAGAGCTAAGGTTGGGTCTGATGGGGATGCTGTCGTGGTTGAGAGCCCTCCTTTTCAGAAGGCGACTCCCACCTCAAGCTCCTCATCCAACTCGCAGAGTACGAATGGGAAGAAGGTGAAATTAGTGCCGAAGGAGTCGGTTTACAGTACATCGGTAGATGTGCGAATCGAGGCTCTGGAAAGACTAGTGGAAAGATTAGTGAAGCTTGTAGAAATGCAACCGCAATCCGCCCCAGTCTTGCAGAGTGGGATTACCCCCCCTCCGATGCCGTTGCAGAACGACGTTCCCTCTTCCTCCAAGCAGGAAGGTTCAGAATGTCAGATCCAGTGGATGCTCTTGCCGAGAAAAGCAGAAAAGATGTACAATCGAATTTGCCACTCACGAGAATTCCAACAGGTTTTACGGATCAGTACTATCCAGGAATGCCTCCTTTTACGAAAGAAGGCATTAATGTTTTCTATGTTGCCTCGAAGTGCACGGAGCCAAAATCCAATCCAGGATTTCCTCTCTGCGTGCTTGCAAAGCCCAACGATAACCTCCTTAGACAATACGGAGGAATCATTGTTGAGGCTGTGCTAGAGCGCCTCACCAAGTTGAGAGATTTTGACTCCACTCAAAATCTCTCTCCTAAGGAATTAGTGGAGCAGGGTTTATGCGATGCCTTCAAGATCTTTGTAAAAGGAGATCCGCATAAACTCTCGAAATTGGTAGAAGGACGCTTACGGTTGATATTTTCTGAATCCTTGATTGACAATACGATTGCTAGATTGCTTTGCTCATTGCAAAACAACACGGAAATTACATTGTGGGACTCTATATCGTCGAAACCAGGAATGGGATTAGATGATTCAGGCCTTCGCAGATTGACACAGAATGTGCTTGATCTCGCCTTAGATGGCGAAATCGCAAATTCTGATGTTAAGGGCTGGGACTGGTCCGTTCAAGAATGGGAACTATTAAACGATTTGGAACGAAGAATCGAACTGAATAACTCAAGGGGAACCGTGTGGGAACGTGTTGCGAGAGCACATTATTACTGTATGGCCCGGAAAGTTATGGTTTTGTCTGATGGTACTATGTATCAACAAACGATTCCTGGTGTGATTCCGTCTGGTTGGTATAATACCTCCAGTACGAATTCCTTTATGCGAGCATTGGATCACTCAATGGTCGCTCATATGGCTGGTCAGGCAGAAAGAGCTAACTGTGTCGTTATGGGCGATGATTGTGTAGAGCGGTATTTTGATCATGCACAAGAGTATTATAAGAAACTTGGCAAGACGGTTGATATGTACGAGAAAGTCAGTGAGACTGAATTTGAATTTTGTTCAACATTCTTTCGACACGGTCTCGGTTATCCCGTCAATGTTGACAGGCAACTAATTAATATTCTTTGCAGTAATCCAGTGGATTATGCTCAATGTTGTTTGTTGTTTAATCAATACACATATGAGATGCGTCATCACCCTGACATCGACGTTTTCACCAACATTCTCTATGAGAGTGGCTGGTGGAAGGAGATGTAATCCTAAACCACGAGACTACACTCGTTAACAAGTGCGAAAATGCGCATAATCATCAGGTTTCCGGTGAACCATAAACCGGCAGTTGGGATTACTGATTAGTCCCATTGGGTTCAACAATTTAAGCG